CTGCTTTCGCTCATCTCATCGCACAACCTCGGCGTGGATAGTCTTGATGAACTCCCACTGAGCGCTATGATCGTCATCGCGACGAGAATGCGCGACTGGATTGAAGAACTAACACTCCCAAAAGATCAGGGCAGCAACTCCGTACAGCCCTCGCCAGAACAGCGATAAACCCTGACGCGAAGGCTCCTGTACCGCTAGAGTACGCGCTCGATGCGCTCGCTCAGCGATGGGGCATCGCGCCGTGGGAACTGGACGAGGCTCCTGGCGAGTGGGTGCTGCGTGGCTTGGAGTTTATGCGGATTGAATCGTCTGTGACGACGAGAAAGGCGGGTAAGCGTGGCTGAACGAACGACGACACTCGCCTTCATCCTCAAGGACTCTGCGTCAAAGGGGATGCGCGAACTCAACAAGACCGCGCGCAGCCTAGAAAAGACCGCAGGCAGCCTCAACGCGCCATTTGCCGCAGCCGCTAAGGGCTTCGCCATTGCCGGCGCCGCTGCAGTGGCCGTGGGCGGGGCGATGTTCGCCGCTGCGAAGGCAGCCGCCGAGGAGGATGCCTCGATCGCGCGGCTCAATGCCACGATCTCTGCAAACACCAAGATCACCGATGCCCAGACGAAGGAGATGGACGCCGCAATCGAGGCGCGGCAGAACCTTGCCTTCAGCGATGACGCGCTGCGCGATTCGCTCTCACGCCTCGTGCCACGCACGAAGGATGTAAGCAAGGCGATTGAACTGCAGGCGATCGCGATGGACTTCGCTCGCCTGCGCGGAGTTGACCTCTCTACGGCCTCTGACCTTGTGGGCAAGGTATTCAGCGGCAACACCTCCATCCTGAGCCGCTACGGGTTCACGGTTGAGAAGGGCACGACGGCGACGCAGGCTCTGGCGATGATTCAGAAGGCCGCAGCCGGACAAGCCGAAGCCTATGGACAGACGACGCAGGGCGCGATGGAGAGCATCCAGATCGCCATTGACAACATCGTTGAGGATATCGGGCGCGTCGTACTGCCGATCTTGGCAGAGGTGCTCACCACATTCCGTGACGAGATTATGCCTCGGATCAAAGAGTTCGGCATCGCCTTTGCTCAGGCGTTTACGCAGGCCGTTGATAAGTTGCGACCATTCATCACTACGATGGTCACGCAGGTGCTGCCAGTCGTCATCGCCGTGGGCGGTGCGATCCTCGGCACGCTCGTCGGCGCGCTCACTACGCTGGGCGGCTTTATTGGTGAGAACACGGGGCTGTTCATCGCCGCAGCCGCTGCGTATACCGCCTTCACGGTCGTCGTAAATACCGCAGCGATGGCGACTCGACTCGCCGCGACTGCGATGGGCATCTTCAACGCCATCCTCGCCCTGAATCCGATCGTCCTTGTAGTAGCGGCGATCGCCGCACTCGTGGCTGGACTCATTGTCGCCTACAACAACATCACCCCGGTACGCCAAGCCGTAGACACGCTGTTCAAGGCGCTACAGCCGCTCATCAAGGTAGTGCTCGATCTGGCGCTGTTTATCGGCACCAACATCGTGCGAGCCTTCGGACTTGCCGTCACGGTCGTCAGCAATCTCGCCAAGATCCTCTGGGATAACGGCAAGGGGCCACTCGCCATCGCGCTGAACGCGATCGGCAAGGTCTTTGAGTTCATCACCGCGCCGATCCGATTCTTCATCGGACTCGTTGAAGGCGCGATCCGCGTTGTGCAGACGCTCATCAACCTCGCCAACAACCTGCCATTTGTCGGCGGCTTCTTGCCACGCGGCGGCGGTGGCGGTGGAACGCGCACGACGAGAGAACGCGGTCGCGCAGCCGGTGGCCCTGTAAACGGCGGTGAGCCGTACATCGTGGGCGAGAAGGGGCCAGAACTATTCGTCCCATCACGCTCAGGCAACATCGTGCCGAACAATGCGCTCGGCGGTCAGGTCAATATTACCGTGCAGGCTGGAGCCTTCTTGGGATCGGCAGACGATGCCCGAGAGTTCGCCCGCCGCGTCTATGGCGCCCTCAATGACGAGGCCAAGCGCCGAGGCACAGTGCTCGGAGGTGCTCGATGAGCGTGAGTCAGCCGACCCTCTCGTCTGGCGCGACGACCATCACGCTGCCATATCCTGTGCGATCCAGCGCCAACAAGTTGGAGTTCAGCACGGTAGGCGGCAGCCGGCTCACCGTCAACGGCTCTATCCGCTCTTGGTCTGTCGGATACCGATACGGCTATACGCTCGCCTTTGAGTACGAGAACATCACCACCTACGATGCGATCGTCGCGCTTTACTGGGCGAATGTCAGCAATCAGCAAACGACGACCCTGACTTGGGCTGGCGGCCCGTGGACAGAGGCGCAGTCTGGCGTGATCGTCCGCATTGACTCAATCAGCGATCTGGTCACGGTCTACCCTGATATCACAAAGGGAGACTTCCAGATCTCGCTCGTTGAGGTTGACGCCCGCACAACTTAGGAGGCGACCGTGGCACTAAGCGCAAACCTGATCGCCGCGATCGCCGATAAGCAGCAACGCCCCGTTCTCAGGCTAGAGATTGACTGGGATGGCGATGGCGTATTTGACGACGAGACGGGCTATGTCCTAGACGCCACCGGCGTGGAGTCGTTCAACCCTGATACGGGTGCCCTCCAGCCTGGCGAAGTGAATATCACGCTCGACAACCTGAATCAGCGATTCAGCGCCGAGAACGAGAGCAGCCCGATCTGGCAGTACCTGCAGGGCGCCTTCCTCACGACAGAGGCGCGCGTCAGCCTCGGCTATTACTACAACGGCTCCGCGCAGACGCGGCAACTGGGCGTTTACATCGTGCGCTCGCTCGTGCCTAAAGAGCAGGGCAGAGTCGCGCAGATCCGCCTCCTCGACATCTCTGCGCGCTTCGCCAACACGCCAACCTACTACGGCCCTCGCGTCAATGTGACGATGGATACCATCTTCGCAGCCTATGCGAGCAAGGCTGGACTTGGCACGGCATCCTATACGACCGCCGGCACCGCCTTCGGCACGGCACAGTTCGCCGCCTCGACTGGGCAGCCACTAGGCAATGAACTCGGACTGCTCGCGATCGCGGAGGGTGGCCGCATCTTCGTAGACGAGGATGGCGTGCTCACCTTCAACGATCGCACGACGCAGACAGACGCGCTCCGCAGCCCGCTGATCACATTTGATAAGGATTCTTATCCATTTGAGATCAGCATCCTTCGCAATACGGACAACGCGATCAACCGCGCGCTGCTTGAGTACGAGGATCGCGCCTCTGCCGTCGCCAATGAGACGGTCTTTGAGATCACGACGCCGATCACGGTTCCGGCTGCAGGATCTGCCAACGGCTTCTATGTGCCTGGCGAGATCACCCTGAGCATCGAGGCACAGGATAAGACGCGCTGGATTGACTATACGCCCGTGACTTGGGCGTCTGTGGGGACGGCTGCGGGCAACAACCCGAGCGTCTCTACGGCTGCATCTGCGCCAACAGGCGGAACAGCGATTCCGATGGTGCAGGGCAGCCCCACTAGCCTCGCGACGCTGGACGGCAACCTCTACTACCAACTTGAGGTCGGCGGCACCGCCACTGGCGATGGCAATCGCGCGAGCGTCACCTTCAAGAACCTCGCTGGGACGGCGGCGGTCTATGTCACCGGCTTTACCCTGATCGGCAAGCCTGCCCGCCTCTCCTCGCTCTACGCGACACAGGCAGACGACATTGACGGCCAAGAGTTGCTGGGCGGGCAGATCCTGCCACTCCAACTCAAGAATCCGTATCTGCCGAGCACGGATGCCGCATATCTACGCGCGCTCGACCTGCTCTACTTCCGCAGCGTGCGGCGCGTGCAGGTCACTCTAGACTCCGCGCCGGGCGTGCCGCTCAAGGCGGGCGAGGTGTTCGGCGTCATTGACACGGTAAAGAACAAGACCTATCTGCAGCAGGTCGCGAACATCAACTGGCGCTTCAACGCGCAGAGTGGCTACGAGTGCAGCATCGAGGGTCTCCCCGCGCTGCCTGGGCCGCTGCAGTTGCAGTTTGGCGACATTGTTCCAGCGCTCACAGATAGCGTATCAACGGCGTCTAACGAGGGGCCGTGGTACTGGGCGCCAACTGGCGATCCTGAAAAGAACGCACTCACTTGGGATAACTCGCTCTGGGGGCCGCTACCCTCGCCATCACAAGTCGGCGACTCTGTGGGAGCCGTCACCGATACAATGACAACAACCGTAATCCAAGTCCTGACCTGGGATTCCGGGTACTGGGATGTGAATCCGTGGGGTTGATGAATGCTTGATTCTATTTGGAAGCCAACTGGCGTCGTCACGGTACGACTAATGCGACCCGACGGGACGCTCGTCTCGGAGCAGGTGAAGAACAACACCTTCACGCTCGTGGGCGCGACGCGACTCGCAGCCAAACTGGCTGGAGAGGCTGGCACGATCACCTGTGCCGATATTCAGTCATCATCTGGCGGCACGCGCATCTACGACTTTGACTCCACGGCGGGCTTTACTGGCACCGCGACCCTTGAGACGACCATCTACCGTCAGGGCGCTGGAGCCTTCAAGATCGAGGCAGCCGCCTCTGGCACGCAGTATGTCTACGACGCTACGACGGTCACCTCGTCCACGGCGGTCACCGGCTCTAGCATTGAGTTGAGCCTGCGATTCACGACGCTCGCCAATGTAAACAAGTCCAGCACCGAACTGCGGATCTTCACTGGCGGCAACGCCTCCAACTACTACGGCATCACGATCGCTAGCATCGAGTCGGCGCTCGGCGCCTTCGCCGATGCGACCTGGAAGATCTGCCGCATCCCGATCTCGTCCTTCAATGTGACGGGCGGCGCGCCATCGTGGAGCGCCGTGACTGGGATCGGCCTCAACCTCGTGGCTGGCACGGCTGGCACGGCGACCGCCTACATTGACAACGCCTTCGTGGTGAATGGCAACAACGACCTCACCTCGTCGGCATCCTCCGTGCCTGCGGTCTACGACACGCAGACGGCGACCCCGAGCCGCGTGACCCGCACGGTCACCTCGACGGCCACTTGGGGGCTGAATACGGCGGTCGGCGAGACCTTCTACATCTTCGGGCTACGGGATGCCGACGCCAACCTCTTGGCGATCACGGGCTACGGAGCCGGATCTGGGATCTATAAAGAACCGAACACCATCCTCACGGTCAGTTGGGCACTGACCACAACAGCCTAGAAGGAGGCACAAATGCCAAACAGCGGTACCGTAACGGCAGGCAGCGCGGCACTTGCCTCGCAATACAACAATCTTCGCGACGATGTGCTGAATGTCAGCACAGGGCATACGCATACTGGCGCGTCCGAGAACGGCAAGAAGGTTGAAGGCAGCGCGATTGCTTCTACAGGCGCAACCAATGGTCAGGTGCTCGCGGCAGACGGCGCTGGCGGCGCTTCGTTTACGACGGTCGCTAGTGCGGGCGCGTTCTCTTACATTAGCGGAACCGCAGCATTCAGCACCGCGACAAACGCTGGCGGTAGCGCAGTTGCATATCAAGCGAGTCCTAATGCCAATCAACACTGGGGTGTCACAACCTCAAGCGGGAGTGTCATCGTCGCCGTTGACCGCCCAACTGCAAACCTAACCGCTGGGCACTGGGTTGGAGTCTATGGATTGGCTGGAACTGCGTACTCCACGGCGAACACGATCACAAACTCAGTGGCTGGAACAGCGTGGATGATTCCAGGCGCAAATGGTTTTGCCACCGCTACTGCTCCTGGATTTGTTCTGCGCGAACAGAGCAAGACTGGCACTACACTCAGCGTGACGCTTCGCAAGTTCACAACGACGCTAACCAACTCGTGGAACACGCTTCTGTTTCAAGGTGCGATCGCGTCTGGTGGTCTTGCAGACGGCGGTCCGTTTGAGTTGGAAAACGCCGCTGCATTGTCTAACGCGCAGCCGCAATGGGCACCTGGACCTGGGATTTGGTATGGCGGAGATCTTAGAGATGTTTCCGTGTTCAGCAACGCTGGCACGACGCAAATCGCTTCCGTGTGGATTGTGAACGATTCAAGTGGCGTTGCGTATTCTGCACCATTTGGATCAGCCACCACAGGCGCAGGCGCGTATGTAAGCACAATCGTATTTGTTCCTTCTTCCACCGCTGCAACAGATGGCACGATTCACGCCTGGGGCGCAAATAATACAACGGCGCGCTATGTGACCTACGCCGTGGGAAGCGCGAGCATTAGCGCAGTCGCCACAGCAGATTACCCAACCACCATCAGTTATGGCAATCTGAAAGACGGATATAACTTCCCTGTGGTTGGTCGTTCTCAGTTCGCGCTTTGGCTTGAAAGTGAGAGCAAAGTGATGATCACAAATCGTCACGGGATTGTATTCGCAGATCGCACGATCACCAACACTCTTCAGTCCTCACTGCGATCAGGCGTTTCTGGCAATACAGTTCTCGTGTCTGGAGCCGTAGGCTCTCCGTATAACGGTGCCTTTGACCCAACAACTGGCTTTACTTTTGACAACAACGGTCGGCTGCGCGTCATCGCTTCGTATGACGGTATGGCATTGCCTTTTGGTACTGCGCTAAAAATACCCACTAGTTACGACAATTATATGCAGTTGGCTGGATCAGGAAGTGCAACATTTATTTTCGGTATGTCAGGAGGTGGCACTCCGTATCGTTGGGATCTTGCAGGCTACGCGAAGATTACGCTGGATGCAGGATCAACTGCCAACAGACTCATCACGCTAACGGGAGTCAGCGGATTTGAACGAACTATGGTGATTGGTATTGGTGGCGGAGGATCTGGAGTACCATTGAGCGGAGACGGAGCACTTCTCGCTGGAGGTATCTCATTCATCGCTTCAGGCACACAACCTGTAGTCGCATATGTCGCTCCTGGCTACGATGCTAACCTTTGGAATCAGTTGACTATTGCGGCTGTTCCACCACAATCATTGACTAGCGGTGGAACTGCGGTCATTACCGCAACCAAGATCACACTCGCGTAAGGAGAGAATATGTATATCCGATTTGACGAAAGCGGCAATATCACGACTTGGGGCGAAGTTGAACTCGCAGGTGCGACGCTCGTCGCTAACCCGCCAGCCGACTTCAGAACTCACGCTTTTCAGAAGTACCGCTGGGATGGATCTAAGTTGGTCATCCGTGCGGACTATGTTGAGCCTGTGTTCGCGCCAGAGCCAGAACCAGAGGCAGAGCCTGAAGTTCCCGCTGATCCCGAATGACCAAGAGCCAAGTTGACGCGATCCTAGAGCGGCTTGATCGGATTGAATCCGATCTTGCCTGCGTGCGCGTTGAGATGGCAGAGACACGAGGAGCCTACCGATTGGCGAAGTTCGTCATCGCGTTGCTTGGATTGAGCGGGCTGGGAGGCTTGACCGCGTGGCTATCTAATAAGTGAACCGCCGTCTTGTCGCACTCGTTGCGGCGGCGGCGGTTTTCTTGCCGTTCGCGCAGGTCTACGCGCTGGACTCATTTGACGAATGGGATCAGGCGACTGACTCCAACGGCACGGTCACGCTCAACGAGGACGGATCGCTGACGATCGCTGGGGCGAATGACCCGCTGCCAGAGCAGCCGCGCTGGGATGCATCCACGAGCGCGACGACAACGATCACGGAGTCAGAGACCGTAGGCTTCCTTTGGACATACTGGACGACCGATGGAGCGCACTACGACAAGCCGCAATACACGCTGGCTGGACAATGGATCAGCCTCGCCGAAGGCGGCGTGCAGCAGGCGAGCGGCTACCTTGAGGTCGTGCTGGCGGCTGGCGACCTGTTCGGCTTCCGCATCCTCTCAACTGACTCGTGCTGCGGCATCGGCTACCTCAACATCGCTTCAGGCAGCCCTACGCCCGCGCCTACGCCCTCCCCAACGCCTGAGCCAACACCGACCCCAGAACCGAGCGTAGAGCCGTCTCCGTCGCCTACAGAGCCGCCTACGCCCGATCCTACCTACGAGCCTGATCCTACGGAGGCACCAAACACGCCTGAGCCGTCGCCGGAGCCGTCGCCTGAGCCTACGCCAGAGCCGACCCCTGAGCAGACGCCAGAGCCAAGTGAGGAGCCATCAAATGAGCCAACACCTGCACCAACCGAAAACCCGTCTACCTCACCCGAGCCGTCGCCCGATCCATCCGAAACCCCTCAGGAGTCTGATTCCCCTTCTCCTGATCCCACTAGCCTTCCTTCTCCTGAGCCAGAACAGCCCTCTCTGCCGTCTCCCGTAGAGGCGGTCGGCGCAGCCGTAGAAGTGGTTGCCGAGGTGTTCGGCGATCTCGCCGCGATCGGTGAGATCGGGAAGGATCTTGACTCAACAGAGAAAGAAGAAGCGCAACCGGTCGCAGTTGCCATCATCTCCAGCCAAGTCGCGAGCGTGACCGCAGCGGCAGCGAATGCTGCGCGTGGCACGAGTGGCGGTGGCGGAGGTGGCGGCGGCGGAGGCGGCGAGATCGGTGGCCGTAGCAGAAAGGGTCGCCGCTAATGTTCAAGAACATCATCCTCGATCTCATCGGTGGAGCCTGGACGATTCTGGGACTCCTGTTTGCCGTCGTCGTCTTGCCAGAGGGTCAGACACAGAGCACGATGGCAGCACTATTCGCCATCTTGACGATCCTATGGATCGCGACTGGCCCACTACGCTGGAGGGAATAAATGGCACGCAGCGCGGATCACATTGAAGATATCCACGAGCAGGGATGGACGCGAGTTGATACCGCGCCGGGCGAGTGGGTGGCACTGGTACCGAATGACGACAACAGCCTGTGGGGTGGCACGCTATGGAAGCGCGCCGCAGATGGCAATGACTATAGCGAGGGCTGCACGGTCGGGCATCCGATCAGCGCCGCGCTCGGCTTTGAGTCAGCCGCCCGCGCCATCGCGGTTCTGATCAAGGAGGAGAACGCCAAATGAAGATGCGGATCAAGTCGCAACTCTACTCGGACGCTGAGGCGCAGAAGAAGGTCGGGGCTATCCTCGATGACTGCGGGCCGTCCAGCGCGGCGGCTGCCGTCGCCTATGTGAACGGCTACTCGCCAGACCTCAAGGCATCCGATGGCGTCGCCGCCAAAGAGCGCGCGACCGGCTTCAAGGAGAAGCAGGGGGTCAGCGATAACGGATCGAGCCTTGGCGAGTTGATGAAAACTGTGCGAGAACTCGGCGGCAAGGCACGCCCAGCCGACTCGTTTGAGGATGCGGTGACCGCTGCGAAGGCGGGCGCCGCCCTCATCGTCTGGGTACAGGCGCCGATCGGCTATCCAGCGCAGGCGCTCTCCAAGTGGCACCGCAACTGGGCGTCATACTGGCAGAAGAAAGACCCCAAGGTGCTCGCCGCAGGCTACGGCCATATGACTTCGGCATCCTACGATGCAGACGCGCAGACCTTTCAGTTCGCCGACCCCACCTTTGACGACAAACTGCCAAAGGAGCAGTTCGCTGTTCCGATCACGCAGCAAGACCTGAAGGCGATCGCCTCAGGCAAGCCTGGATCACCCGCATCTCACATCGTCATCGTGACGAAGAAGGAGAAAGAATGAGCAAGTTCAAGGCGTTCCTAGATACGACCTCGGTGGACGAGGCGATCGTTGACTTCCTCCGCACCGGCTTGAGCACGGCTATCGCCGTCAGCCTCGGCTTGGGCATCCCGCTGATGGATATCTCTGGCGGCGACTTCCGCACGATCATCTCCGCCTCGCTCGCCGCAGGGCTACAGGTGCTGCAGACATATCTTGACCCGAGCAACGACCGCTACGGACTCAAGACAAAGCCCAAGAAGTAGTGCCACACACTTGGCATAGGTAGGGCGGTATGTTGGTGATCGCGGCAGAAGCCGCTAGTGGAAGGAGGCAATCACCGTGTCTAGACTCGAGGCTGCTCTTGAAGCGGCAGAACAGACGAAAAAAGGGCCGCAGTGCTCCGTCGCGGCGCTACTCAGCAAGGTGGATCAAGACGAGCGAAAAGCGCTGGTGGCAGCACTTGCAGATCCGACTCGCAACCGGCGCATCCTCTCCGAAGCGATCCGCAACGCCTACAAGGTAGAGATCGCACAGGAGACCCTCTCACGCCATATGCGGCACCACTGTAGGTGCCCACGATGAGCGAGATTGAGAAGGCACTAGACGCGACGCAGGCATACGAGGAACTGCGAGCGGCACACAATCGGGCGCTCCGATCGCTATCAAAGCGCGAGGCGGATCAGGCGGAACTCGTGGAGGCGGTCTACCGCGCCGCGAAGGACGCCGCGCTCGGGATGAAGATCCCCGCCGTACCAGCGCCGAAGCCATCGGGCAAGCCGGGCACGCCAGAGACCCTGACGATCCTGCTCGGGGACTGGCAGTTGGGCAAGAACTCTGAGACCTACAACATAGATGTCGCCAAGCAGCGCATTGACCTGCTCGCGAAAAAGATCGCGCGCCTGATCGAGTTGCACGGCGTGCCGGTGAGCGAGATCCAATGCGCGCTCCTCGGCGATTTCGTGGAGAGCGACGGCAACATCTTTCCGTCACAGGCATATGAGGTTGAGCAGGGTGGCCTCTATGTGCAGATCTTTGAGGGCGCAGCGATGCTCGCGCAGTTCGTGCGCGCGATGGCAGCACTCGGCAAGAAGGTCACCGTTCGTGGCGCCATCGGCAATCACGGACGACTGGGACGCTATGGCGATCACAGCAATGAGTCCAATGCTGACGCGATCCTGTATCGCGTGGCGAAGGATCTCGTGAAAGACGAGAAGCGCATTGACTGGAAAGAATCGCTGACGATGGGCGGTCGTCACTGGTACGACACGCTCGACCTGCCAGGAGGCAAGAGGGCGATGCTGGTACACGGCGATCAGTTCCGTGGTGGAGCGTTCGGTCTGCCGTACTACGCCATCGCCAAACGAGCGCAGGGATGGAATCTTAGCGTCGCACCATTTGACGCGCTGTTCTATGGGCACTGGCATACGCCGGCGCGCCTCGTCTTGAGTGACGGAGCGCATACCGTATGGGGCAATGCGAGCATCGAGTCGTCCAACCGATATGCCCAAGAGTGGCTGGCAGCCTCTGGGACTCCAGCACAGTGGGCGATCTTCTTCGGCAAGGACGGCCCAACCGCTGAGTATCTCGTGCGGCTAGACGATGGTCACGGTCGCAAAGCGCCGCGATCCTGAGGTCTGCGATGTCTGCGAGGAGCCTGCGAGGAAGGTCTACGCCTTCGGCACGCTGATCCTCGGACTCGACCTGCGGAGTGGCGATGTGGTCGTCCACGAGCACAAGATCTGCCTATCGTGCCTCAGCGTCGTCGTGCACCTCGCGCTAGAGAATCAGTTGGATCAGGAGGAATGACTATGCCGGCTCGCCTTCGGGCGGTCGGCCCAGGGCTGGAGGGGTGGGGCGCGAGCCTCCCGCGACCCCCTCTCCAGCCCGCCAAGACCCCCCTGTTTGAGCACGAAACAGGGGGCTTGACGGCGGTAGGGTACGGGCGTACCTTATAGGGGTCAGGAGAGAGAGGGGCAGATGCCCCGACTGACATAGGGGGAACAAATGAACGGACTAGCAGAGGCAACAAAGGTGACCGCTCAGGCAGCGAAGATGGCGAAGGCCACAGGCTGGGCGGTCAAGAACTATCGCTCGATGTCGCACCGCCGTGGTGTCGCATACGAGGCAGATCTCTATCTCAATAGCAAGAAGGTCGGATGGGTTGAGTGTCAGGGCATCGGCGATGGCGCCGCTGCGAGGTTCCTCAACGACAACCGTGATGCTGAGAAACTCTTCCTTGACTGCGCGCACACGGCGTTCAGTGGGACGGAGTTTGAGTTCCTCGCCGACGAGTTTTTCGTAGAGGCGGTCTTGGAAGCGAGCGGCAAGTGATGCCAAAGATCAGTCTCAGCGACTTCATCATCATCACAGCGCAGGATGATGAGGTCGCCAGTGCATTCGCGAAAGCGCTGGAGCGAAAGATCAACGAAGCGCCCAAGAAAAAGGCGCGCAAGTCAAAAAAGGAGGCAAAGTGAAAACGATGATCCTAGATGGACTCGCACTCGCGACATTCATCGCAGGGATGATCCTGCTCCTAGCAGCGGGGTCTATGCGATGAGACTCAACAGAAGGACGCAGCCACAGGTCTATAAGCGAGTGGCAATCAGGACGCGATATCTCGGCGAGCAGAGCGACCGTGCTGATCGGCTGACGGATATCGCCATCGGCATCTTGGGGTTCTGGCTACTCGTCGTGCTGTTCGTGGTGCTGGGTTAATGCCCACCTACGAATATCGCTGCGGCGAGTGCGGCGCTCGCGAGGAGCATACGCACTCAATGCATCAAACCTACACGCCGCGATGCGCGAAGTGTGGCCGATGGATGCGGATGCTCTATACGCCGGCGGCGGTGATTTACAACGGCGATGGATTCGCCAAGAAAGATCGGAAGAAGGCGGCGAAGTGAGGCACGCATCCTTCTTCAGTGGCGTCGGCGGTCTCGACCTCGGGTTTGAGCGCGCTGGCATCCACACCGTCAGCGTGAGCGAGATAGATCCATACGCCAACGCGGTGTTGGCAGAGCGGTTCCCAGACGCTCCGAATCTGGGGAGCATCACGGAGGTGGACGCGAATGACATCCCAGAGGCAGACATCTGGAGTGGAGGATTCCCTTGCCAAGACCTCAGCGTCGCAGGCAAGCGAGCAGGATTCGCAGGCAAGCGATCCAGCCTCGCCTTCACCTTCCTTGACCTTGTGGAGCAGCGACGACCTCGCTGGATCGTGCTGGAGAATGTCCCTGGGCTATTCAGTTCCAACAAAGGGGCTGACTTCGGACGACTTCTCTATGAAATGGAGCAACTCAGGTATGGCGTATCGTGGCGAACTCTGGACGCTCGATACTTCGGAGTCGCGCAGCGACGCCGACGAGTGTTCATTGTCGCAAGTCTTGAATCCGACCGCGCCGGCGAGGTTCTCTTTGAGTGCGAAGGCTGCGAGCGGCATCCTTCGCCGCGCCAACCGCAGAGGCAAGGTGCTTCCAGCGGCGCTGGAGACGGCTCTGGAGTCGCTAGCGCACTTACAAGACGATTCAGCAAAGGAGTCAACAGCACCATTGACGAGCCACTCATCCTTGCCCACGCAGTCCGCGCCAGCCTTGCCAAGCGAGGAGAAAGAGGAGACGGTAGCGATGATCTCATCATCAGTCAGGCGACTGACGCCGACAGAGTGCGAGCGGCTGATGGGGTGGCCAGACGGCTGGACAATCAGCAAGGAGTGGCGGCGACGCTAACCTCGCCACAGGGTGGCGGTAGACGCGATCGGATTCCACTCGCACTCGCAGCGCGCAAGTCCTCGTTCGGGCACTACGAAATGACTGAGCAGGGTGGCACCCTAAAGTCGTCGGGAGGAGATATCGGAGGCGGCAGTGAGAACATCGCCATCCTGTCCTTCCCATCGCGCTTTGGCAGCAACGCCAATGTGACGGAGGGTCAGGCGCAGTCAATGGCGCATAGCGCAGGGGCGCCGGCAGTGCTTCTTGACACTCAAGGTGGCACGGATCAGGAGGATGATCTGCTCCCAGTCGGGCTGGACTCACACCGCTACCGATGCTGCGGCAACGGTGTGGTGGCTCCAGTCGCCGAGTGGATTGGCAGGAGGATCGTAGACGTAGATCGCCGATGGCGAGAGGAGGAGGCAAAGTGAGCAAGCAGTACGAGTTCGTGAAGGCGGAGCAGAGGTCGCCAGAGTGGTTCGCGCTCCGCAAGGATGGCATCACGGCGACGGATGCGGCGGTCATCGCAGGGCTTTCGCCCTACAAGACGCCATATCAACTCTGGGCTGAGAAGCGTGGAGACTATACGCCTGAGCCGCCTGGAGCGGCAGCGGTGCGCGGCATCCTGCTCGAGAACACGGTGGCCGAGTTTTACGAGATGGAGACGGGCACGGAGTTGCGTCGGAGCAACGGGATCGTCCGGCTCAAGGAGATTCCGTGGGCGATGGCGAGCCTTGATCGCACGGTCGTCGGCAGCGATGGCCTCGTGGAGATCAAGACCTCGGCATCACCCCGCTGGAACATTTATCCCACCCCGCCTGAGGTAGAAGCGCAGGTTCAGTGGCAGATGTTCGTCACAGGAGCACCGTGGTGCGATGTGGCGGCGCTGCTCGGTGGGCTGGTGTTCCGCATCCAGCGCGTTGAGGCGGATCTTGAGTT